CCGAGGTCATCTTCGAGGCCGCACTGAATGCGAAGGTAGGTGAGCGAATCGAGGAGCTCGAGGAGAGCTACCAGCAGGAGCTTACCGAAGAGACCGATCGTATTCAGTCCGAGATGGTCGAGAAGGTCGACGGTTATCTCAACTACGTCGTCGAGAACTGGATGGAGGACAACAAGCTTGCGATCGAAAACGGTCTTCGCGCCGAGATCGCCGAGTCCTTTATGGGTGCTCTCAAGGGTGTGTTCCAGGAACACTACGTTGAGGTCCCTGAGTCCAAGACCGATATCGTGGACGAACTCGCTGGTAAGGTGGATCGTCTTGAGGAAGAGCTCAACGAATCGGTGACTCGTGCAATGGCTGAGAAGAAGAAGGTTCAGGAGCTGACTCGCGAAAAGATCGTGAACGAGGCGTCCGAGGACCTGACACTGACTCAGGCAGACAAACTGCGTGGTCTTACCGAAAGTATTGATTTTGAAGACGAGGTCATCTTCGAGAAGAAGGTCGCCACGATCAAGGAGTCGTACTTCGGAGGTGATTCATCCAACACAACAACCATGTTTGAAGAGACAGGTATCGACGCCGACACCGCCGAGGAACAGGAAGGAATTTCCGGTCCGATGGCACGTTACGTCGAGGCCCTGAATCGTAGTAACAAATAAAGTAAATCTCATTAAGGAGAGTATCCAAAATGTTTAGTCCACATCAGACTATCGAGAAGTGGAAGCCGGTCCTCGAGGCCAACGAGGCTCCCGCACTCACCGATAACTACAAGAAGGGCATCGTTGCCCAGGTTCTTGAGAACACAGAGAAGCAGCTCGCCGAAGAGCGCGGTCACAACCAGTACCTCTCAGAGGCCGCTCCGGTCAACTCGACATCGGGCGGTTCAGGTGCCATCGACAACTGGGATCCGATTCTGATCTCGCTCGTTCGTCGCGCCATGCCTAACCTGATCGCGTATGACATCGCCGGCGTTCAGCCGATGAGCGGACCGACCGGTCTTATCTTTGCGATGAAGGCTCGCTACAACGACGACGCCAGCCGCTTGAGTCAGACAGAGGCCCTGTTCAACGAGGCACTGACCGACTTCTCATCGAGCTCATTCGACGGTACTTCCGAGCAGAACAAGAACGGTGCCCATGCGGGTAACCCGTCCTCGCTGCCCGGCACCGGTGCTGCGATCGACTCCGATCCGCTCGACGACGTGGCCGACAACTTCAGCTTCGGCGCAGGTATGACCACGCAGGAAGGTGAGGCACTCGGTGACTCCGACAGCAACGCCTTCGGCGAAATGAGCTTCACGATCGAGCGTGCCACGGTTACTGCTCGTACACGTGCGCTCAAGGCCGAGTACACGATGGAACTGGCACAGGATCTGAAGAGCATCCACGGTCTCGACGCCGAGTCCGAGCTCGCCAACATCCTGTCCGCCGAGGTTCTCGCCGAGATCAACCGTGAGATGGTTCGTACAATCAACTCGCGCGCCAAGCTCGGTTGCCAACAGGCCGACGTCACCAACGGTGGTATCTTTGACCTCGACGTTGACGCCGACGGTCGTTGGAGTGTTGAGAAGTACAAGGGCCTGCTCGTTCAGATGCAGCGCGAAGCCAACCAGATCGCGAAGGACACACGTCGCGGTAAGGGTAACTTCATCCTCTGCTCCTCGGACGTCGCCGCCGCACTTGCTGCTACCGGTTCGCTCACATCGGCCCCGGCCCTGAGCTCCAACGGTAACCTGCAGGTCGACGACACGGGTAACACCTTCGCCGGTACACTCTCGGGTGGCATGAAGGTCTACATCGATCCGTACGCCACGACCAACTACGTGACCGTCGGTTATCGCGGTTCCAACCCGTACGACGCTGGTCTGTTCTACTGCCCATACGTTCCGCTCACGATGGTTCGTGCGGTCGGTGAGGAGAACTTCCAGCCCAAGATAGGCTTCAAGACTCGCTACGGGATGGTGGCCAATCCATTTGTTGGTACATCGACCGGCAACACCACACCGTCGGATACGATCGGTAACGTTCGTGAAAATGAATATTATAGAATATTCAGAGTCGACAATATTCTGGGTGAGGGATAAGATTAGTCTTATCTTAAATCTAGAGTACAAGGGGACCTTCGGGTCCCCTTTTTTATTGCCTGTAAAACCCTAGACACTTATATGTTTTACCAACTGCTTCATCTTCTGTAAAATAATATTGTAGATACTTTGATTTTCTATATGATATTAAAGAAACAGTTAAATCATTGCTTCTACACCATTTAGATAGAGTTACTTTATTGCTATAGACATCAATAGGTAAATCATTGATGCAATCCTCTATAGATTCAAATACACCGTGAGGAGTATGCCAACATCCTTTGAATGCTGTGTTACTTTTGCCAGTCTTTCCGTATTGAGGATTATTCTTTCCTCTTACCCTTTTAGAGGTTTTCTCACAAAACTCTTTGGATCTTTTTAATCCTGTGTTAGCTCTAGATATTGCCTCTCGATGATCGTCTGAAAGAGTCTTTCCGTACATAGCGTTACGTTCACCAAAAACATCGACAACTCGACCACGTTTCCAACCGTTCTGCAGGTACTCGTCCACCTCATCCGCCGCGACTCTTTTTGACCCACCATCTTTTTTTATCCATACCCAGTCCACCGCACGACCCTCGGTCCATCCCATGTTCCGGTAGTTCTCGATGTGTTCGCGACGTATGCGACGATTCTTTCCCAGACGATTCATCCACACCGCGTCGATACCGGAGTAGATCCACTCGCTATCACCGTTGGTCTTATTAAGAAACCGATCGTTGTTCTTTGCGTCGAGTCGTCGTAGGACCGTACACTCCCATCGACAACATTCCTCGACTGTATCGAAAGTGCGGCGAATCCTAACGATGTCCGGAGGACCGTACTCAGAGAGATACGACTCGACCTCGTCGGACGAGGTAAAGTATGAATCGAATAGATCGGAAGGATGGCAACCCACGGCGGTACGTCGACCATAGTAGTACAGATCGAGTTTCGACCAACCGATGAGATATGTATAGGGGAGAGTGGTATAAATAGATTCGCTGGGCATGGGTTTCTCCTTTCTTAACTGTTTACATGTCTAGGGAGGGTGGATGTTGGCGCATCGCGACCCTCATTTCTATTTATACTTTTCACTCCTTATAAATAATACTATAGACAATAGGAGAGAACCACGATGATGGAGGATCGAATCGCAGAGCTTATCGGTCCGTTCGTCTCGGGTGCAGTGGCTCTGATCGTTTCGTTATGGTTAAAGGATTCCGCAGGGCGAATCGCAAAAGGACTTTCGTTTAAGTTCAGTCGACAGTTCAACGAGGGTGACGAGGTTATTCTTGAGGGTGATCGAGCACTGATCGTAAAGATCGGTTTCTTTCATACTGTGTTCGGGTACTACAAGACGACAAAGAGTTCGTCACGAGTCAATCACTACTGGCGTTTTGTTCCGAACGAACGCATACCGTATCTGAAACTGGAAAAGATCGTTTCGGACACCGAGGATATCAACGATGATGGAAACGAATAGATATGCCGTATGATAAGAGTGTCGACTTCTCGGACTCGGCGTCAAATGAATTTCTTAAGGACGCCGGATACGCGAGTCCGCTAGGGTTCCGACTGCTGATCGACTCGCAGCGTTATCCTAACGCGCAGTTCAACGTTCAGACCGCGGCGATTCCGGAAATCTCGGTCAACGCGGCTCAGTACGCCACGCCGCAGAGAACGATAGAGGTGTCCGGCGACAAGGTGACGTATGCACCGTTCACCTGCACGTTCCTGGTCGACGAGAACCTGGAAAACTACTACGAGATTCACGACTGGCTCGTGGGTCTGGTGGTCGAACCCGATGATCGAGAGACGCGTAAGACCCGTGATCTGACTCTCTTTATTCTTGACTCACACAACAACGTCTCACGAGAGATACAGTTCGCCAACGCGTTTCCGACATCTCTGTCGACTCTGGACTTCGATGCAAAGAACACGAGCGTTGAGTATCTCGTCGCAGACGTTTCGTTTAGTTACTCATACTATAAGATAGGTTGATCAAAACATGCTGGAACAAGACCTTAACGTACTTCTCGCCTCCACGTTTGGCATGGCGCTGAAGGCTCAGCGATATCACTGGAACGTGATGGGCACGAACTTCTATCAGCTGCACGAGTTCTACGAGGAGGTCTACGACGATCTCTACGAACACGTGGACATCATCGCCGAGTCGATTAGATCGATGGGTCGATATCCCGCCGGTTCACTGGCAGAGTACGTCGAGCTCTCGCAGGTTGCCGAGGAGGACGTGACGATTACCGACGAACGTGATCAACTGACCGAACTCGTCAGAGCAAACGACGTCGTGCTTCGTATCATCAAGATCGCCGTGACCTCTGCCAAGGACGAGGGCGCCGAGGACATTCTCGATCTGCTGGTCAATCGAATGCGACAGCACAAGAAGCACGGTTGGATGCTGAATGCAATGTTGACACAATCGCAGAGACAGTAAATGCAATGCTGACGTTTGAAGCTTATCTGGCCGAAAATCGTTATCGGTCCATGACCTTCTATCATGGGACAAACTCAGACTTTGATGAGTTTGATCCATCGATGATGGGACGAACCGATCCCGGGTTCGTTGGTGCAGGTTTTTACTTAACCGCTATCGAGGGTCTTGCAAAGGGATATGCACAGGGATC